GCGGACACGATGCGGACACGGAAAACGAAAAACCGCGTCGGACTTTCGTCTGACGCGGTTTCTGGTGCCCAGGACAATATTTGAAAATTGCAATTTTATGCCTTTTGTAAATACATTGATATTTAGCTGTTTGTTGGTATATTGCAAAGATAATCAATATATTGTAATTGTCGATAAAATTGTGTAATATTGCAAAAGATTTCATTGTGTGGTGCAAATGTGGTGCAAATTTTCTAACTTGCACCACGGAATAACAGATTTTGTAATATGGCATCGGTTACGGCTTTTATACGGGTATCAAGAAAACGGATAGATCGGGCAAATGTCCGCTTTCGGTTACGGGACGGTCGAAATATTCAATTATTTCACGCTTCCGAATTGGAGATTAACCCATCCGATTGGGATGCTACCCGACAGGAGATTAAGGCAAAGGTTCTTTATGATGCGGAAAAACGGGCCTTGTTCAACAAGGCGGTGGCTGACCGTAAGAATATGATGTTAGAGATATATAACGCCGTACCCAGTACGGAGACTTTGACATCTGATTGGCTGGATCAGGAGATTGACAAACGCCTGCATCCTGAGAAGTATATCATCGAGGAACATCGGCAAACCTTTTTCGAGGCTTACGAAGAGTTTATCAAGAAGCGTAAGTTGTCCGATTGGCGGGTGCGGGCTATTCAGGTCGTAATCAGAGCGTTGAGGCGGTATGAATTGTATGCCTGCCGGGTGATGGATAGCCGGTTTACGCTCGATTTTGATACCGTGACGCCGTTGGTGCTACGGGACATCGAGGAGTTCCTTCGCAATGAATACACCTTCTGCGACCAATACCCAGAAATCTACGAGGCCGTTCCTGAAAGTCGGAAACCTCAACCAAGAGGGCAGAATACGATCAATGGCATACTCACCAAACTGCGCACGTTTTTCATTTGGGCGAATGACGTAGGCAAGACAACCAATAACCCTTTTCGGAATTATCCCGTAGAGGAGTGTGTATACGGGACGCCGTACTACATTACGATTGACGAGCGTAACAAGATTTATCGCACCAATCTTACCAGACATCCGCAACTTGCCATTCAGCGGGATGTATTCGTTTTTCAATGTCTGATAGGTTGCCGTGTGGGCGATCTCTATAAGTTGACCCGAGATAATTTGATTAATGGAGCGGTTGAGTATATTCCCCGCAAAACAAAGGACGGCCACCCGGTGACGGTCCGTGTACCCCTTAACTCGATAGCACGTGAAATATTGGACCGTTATGCAGATTATGCCGGCTCGTCGCTTTTTCCACTTATGGCCGAACAGCAATATAACAAAGCGATTAAACGGATTTTTCTCGCTGCGGGGTTGAAACGTAAAGTAACGATCCTGAATCCTCTGACCCGGGAGGCGGAGCAACGTCCTATTTGGGAGGTGGCCTCGTCGCACCTCGCTCGTCGGGCGTTCGTTGGAAACCTCTACAAGCAGGTGAAAGACCCGAACTTGGTGGGGGCGTTGTCTGGCCACAAGGAAGGAAGCCGGGCATTTGCCCGTTATCGGGACATCGACGATGAGATGAAAAACGAACTGGTTAAAATGTTGGAGTAGCTATGACGCAGATAGAACAAGTGGCCGACAGACTGGCCGCATATGTAAATGGATTAGTCAAGAACCCGGAAAGCCTTATTGTTGATTTATCCGATTTATGGGCGTGGACTACAAATAATAGCTCGTATTCCTGGTATTCATTACCTGACGATGTTGCCTATAAATCATTACCTGCGTGGCGAGGTAAGTTCGGAAAAGATACGGTTTGTTTTGCATGTCCTGGGATGGCTCTATTTATTGAATGGATATACCCGAAAATAAATAATGCAGAGCAACGAGATTATTATAAAGGCTTGTTTTACAAAGGATATATTGAGGGACTAAATGACTTTGAACATCAGTATAATATGCGTTGTGGCGATGATTTGGCTCCAATATTAGAGAATAAAAGATGCATATTGTTTGGTTACTATTCGGAAATTAGAGCCAAATATAAAAACTGCAAGGGCTTTTCTGCGGATGTAATAGAGAAAATGGGATATAATTCTGCCTTGATGTTGTCGGCAGCTTATAAATTGAGATTAATGGATAAGGCATTGACAGCTATTGGGGCTTCGCAGACTATAGTGATAGCACCTACGGGAGTTCAAAAACCTGCGCATTTCTCCGTTAATAAGTCCTATGGAGAAATACAGCATGTATTGACAGCCTTGCAAGAGCGGGGGTTTGTTTCTTATGGCACGACTATTGAAACGTTCTATTATCGAATGACCGGTGACGGTATGCCGATGAGCAATAAAATAGAATGGGTAAAGAAGGGAAAGAAACGGAAAAAAGATATAAGTAAAAGCAGCCTTGTTTATTTTCTTAAAACATTTGCAAATTATAATGTAGACCAAACTTTGGATTGCAGAAATAGGATTGATGAAATATTTGGCATTTCATTACCTACTTCAACAATCACTCGAATTTCGAATTGTGAGTATAAAACGGAAATAGACGATATAGTCTCCATTCGCAGGGAGATCGTCGAAATTTAGGCATTCCAGAACGCAAATACGCTCGATAAAAGACAAAGAGAGCCGGAATAATTCCCGGCTCTCGTCATTTCGTCGTTATTCGGTGGCGTGCCCCGTCATTCCTTTACTGCTACTGTCATTTTGCCGATGGACTGAATGATCGATGCGGCGGCTTCGTCTACGGTGAAAGAGATCGCCGGCGCTTGCTGGATGTCTTTGCCGTTGGTTGTCACATCCTGGCGGTCGGCAAGATGAAGGACACGGGCAACGATTCCCGAATCGTACTGTCCACATAATGCGCCCTCCAACTGGTCTGCCTCGATAGCCACTCGCACGTGCGTAAGGAGGTCGCAAAACTCGTCTTCGTATCGGCGGAATGTGTCTTTGCTGATCTTTGCAAATTGGCAGAATCCCACTAATGTCAGGGGACGCTGTGTTGGAACCGCAATTATTTCCCCTGCTGAAACCTTGTTGATGTAAACCGGATTCGCTTTCACCCATTCGACATACTCTTCGAACTTGGCTTCAAGGGCTTCGGGGGTATATGCACGAGGGCGGCCCACTTTGCAGGCTGTTCCCGTACGCTTTATTTCATTCTTCATATAGATTAATGGTTAATAAATTAAGCCGACTTTGCTTTCTGGGATACTGCCACCTGCCGGCGCACGGCGTCGTTCTCCTGAATTCCCAGAATGACAGGATTGTAATTAATTTTCTCGGTTCCCGTGTTTTCAGGGGCGGAGATAGACAGATACAGATCGCCGTCCTCCTCGTACAGATCGACATAAAGACGGGAATCGTAATCGACGATATAGGGCGTTCCGTTCGATGTTATGGTATACGCTGTGCCGTTAATGCCGTCCGCTTCTGCAACCCATTGGCTGTCTTCATTCTTGCCGTCCAAGCGCAGATAATACGTTGCTGCCACCACTCCGTCCACTTTCAGTTTCAGCAGTTGGCAGTCGCAGATGTCGTTTTCGCCTGTTTCTACCGAATATATGGCGAATATCTGCCCGAATTGGGCTATATACACCGGCTTTGTGTAGTCGAGGTTGTAGAGATCGAGAGCTGTGAGTTTTGTCCGGATGGCGATGATTCGCAGGCGGTCAACGACTTTCTGATAGGATGAATATCGGGTCTTTACGATACCTTCCTCGCCGCCGAATTTCATCCACGGATCGAATACGCCAATACATCGGGCAATGCCCGACATAAACGCTCCACGCCCCGATAGAATGCGTGGTGAGCACTCCGAATAATTGGCGCCGCCTTTTCCGTTATCCTCATAGATCGGCACAACGGCGCAATTTACCCCGTCCGTCGTTGCATTTTCAGATGCAGAGAAAGGCAGCGACACCAGCTCCGTTTCTTTCTCGATGTTTTCGTTGCGGATCGTGATGGTGCCGTGCGTGTCAGCCTTTACATCGTCGTCGTTGTCGTAGTCGAGGATGTTGCTTTGCGCGAGGTCATCGATGGTGAAAATCGATGCGTCGGGCATATCCACCCGGTGCAGGTCATTCAGGATAACCCGGTCGCTCCAGTCGATGATGTCGTTTTTCTGAACATTGGCGATTATGTCATCGATGCTTATCAGCTTGATCGTGTTCGGGCTATTCTTGTCCGCATAGGCGAATAGGCCGTTCATGGACATCAGGGCGAGGATAAAATCGCCCTGGGAGATGTCGGGAAGATTAGGCGCAACAGGGAAGAATCCCGGGAAATATATATCCCAATCTGAATTGTGAATTGAGATTATAGGATTAGGCAACGGAACCATCGACCCGGAGATAGGTTTGCTCATTTTTACTGTTACAACCCCTTGCGTGTCGGTTTGTACCGATATTTTGTGGAATTTGAACATCCACATCGTATCCGAGGTTTTGGTTTTTTCATAACTCTCGCCCTCTCCCAGAAATACGCCATCACAATAAATTGATATCTTCAACGATGAAATATCGTTCGCATCGTTGTGCGGGAGCAAAAAATCTCCCGTCGGGCTATTAGGATGATATAGTGTAATATATGATGTCCCTGAATCATTAAGTTTTATTCTCGGCTCGGATGTAGAGAATATCCCACGAGTATTTACCCACGGCTCTTTGGGCAATATATCGCTGGCCGACATTGATATATCGCAATAATTGGAATACCCATTTGCTTTGGGCCCTACCTTTTTGCGAGTGAGCGGAATAATAGGCCCAAGATTTTTACTATAAGCCAACCGTTCCTTGCCGTCGATGGTAACCCCATTCTGCCGCTCGATAGCAGACAGTATCGACGACACCAGTACTGAGGGATGCAGGTATTTAGGATCGGATATCCCCATCCCGAAATCCACGCCCCAGAAAGCAACGCCGGGATATTCACCGGTTGCGCTACCTTCCAAGATCGCCGTATTCTTATTCCAAGCGACAATGTTCTCCCCTGCCGCCTCCAGTTGCGGCCCCAAATCCCGCAGGCCGTTATCAAACAGAGGCTGAAAGTTATCCACGTTGCCCCACGTAAGCGTTACATTGATCGTATCCGCAATATCCGTTACCACGGCGAACCCCTGCGTGAACAGCGGCACCCCGTCCTGATACAACGCCGCCGGAAGTCGTACATACGGAGCGTCAGCATCCACATCCGGGCGGGCTGCCTGACCTATAGCCCGCATATTCGCAGGCGTAGGCGGCAGCGCAACATTGTAGGAACGGTTCGACTGGATGCTGTCGAGGCTCGAAAATATCGGACTTTGATAAAGCAGGGTTACGACCTCGTCGCTCGAAAGGTCGCACAGAATATCGTTGATGTATAGTTCGTAGGTTGTCATAGATATTCGTATCTTACTATTTCAACGACCAAATCTTGCATCGGCGCGCCCGTGTCTTCGGATTCCGAATCTTCAACCATGAAACGCACCCAATTGCCCGCATCCGGGTCGTACATGAACAAATCCTGGCATCCGAGGATCGTGCGGCACAAGTTGAAAACATCCCTTTCAACAATGCGACTATGCAAGGTATAGCGTTTGGCCAGCGTCTTGTTCTGCACGTCGTGAGGTGTCAGCGTATCGTCGAGTTGATGATAAGTAGATTCCACAGACATTTCGTCGGTTTTAGATTCCTGCGTCCATCGGTATAAATAGGGGATACCGGCAGCATCCGTCCATTTCAAAAATATCCCCTTGGTGCAATAGTCGTAGTAGGTTCGAATCTCCGCATTATAGTCTGTCGGGGTGGCTCCCACGGCGAGCGGCTTGCCAAGGTCTTCAGATGGGATTTTTGCCGGATCAAACGGGATGATGGGAGAAAATGTCGAATATCCGATGTATTTCTCTGTTGTTGTCGAGGAGGGCGTAAGCACGAAAAGCTCGCCCGTTTGTTTCGGAAAAAATAGCGACTGCTCGAATCCTGCGTTCGGATAGACCACAATGCAGGGGGCAGCGGGATAGAATTGTGAAATATTTTCCCCATCTCCCCATCCGGGGAGAATCTCTCGGTCTGCAAATCCAGGGACTGCGTAAAGAGCCGGTCCAACATGGTCATATTCGGAGGCAGTAATTACATAGGTGATTAAATTCGATTTGGTTCCTTGGATCAGACTTTCGCATATTTGCCCAACAGGAAATACCGCCACACCTTTGTCGTTAGTTTTGCGTGTCAAGGTGATAGACCTAGTGAATGTCCAATCGGACCCTCCTATCAATTTAAGGGACACGTCTATATTCCCCTTTTGGGAGAGCAGTTCAACCCGAAGATACGCAAAACGGCCCCGGGTCTCGAAGATATCCTCTGGGCGGGTTACCTTGAATACGTCATTTGTGTGCAATATCATAATTCTATCGTCGCATCTAATAGTTGATAAATGGATGTATCGAGTTCCTCTGTTATTTTTTTGCTGATTCTATCGACAACTTCGGGCAGTAAGTCTTTCATTATCTCCGTTCCTCCGCCCTCTTGATAAAGCACGCTTCCGTGATCCCAGACGCTTGAAGCGACGCCATATGCGTTTATCGATCTTGGGTCAAGGTTCCATCTCGATTCTTTAACCCGCGCCCACCGCTCTATCGCGTTCCGGAATGCCTCGAAGCTGCCGAACTCCTCTTGCACATCCTGTGGGGAACTTCCTTCGTCGATATTCTTGATGCCTTTGCGCCCGACAAATGAGACCGTAAGTCCACCATTTGTAGCTTCATGGATGGTTTTAAGGCTTTCAGCCGTTGCGCCGGTCGTCTCCTCCGGAACGTTCAGGGCGTTGACATCGGCGCCGCTGTTGGTTCTCTTGGTCATTATATTGAAGGCGATCTGCTCGGCCAGCGGACCGAACTCGTCTTCACAGATGGCGATGATCCGCTCGGGGCTGAATATCTCCTCTATTTGCCGGATGGTGGGCATATCAGCAGATGTTATAGGTCATCGTAGCGCTTAGGGTTACGCCGGCCACCAATACGTCGAATTTGCCGTAAAAAGGCGTCGCGTTGGCCACAAGCTCTACTTCGATACCCATCGACCGCATCCGGTTGATAAATGCAAAGGCGCGTTCTTCCATCTTTTCGACGATTGGCTGCACTTCGGTCTCCGTGTCCGGCTCCGCTTTCCCGAGGGCGTCGCAGAAATAGAGCGTCGTCGTCCGGCGTCGCATGTCCGACATCTGTGTTTCGGAAATCGTCTCGTTGAACTGACGGAGCAATACGGGGTATTGCTTGACATCGTCCATCAGGTAGTTTGCTTCGGCTATCCGGGCGTACATATAGGAGCACAGTCCCTCCGCCTCGGCGCACTCTCTGAATATCTCGTTGATGCTTTTTTTCATCGTCTCCGTCTCCCGTTAGATTTGTTCGCTTCATAGATGGCTCGCTGTTCCATGTTGTCGCACTTGCAGGCTTCGAATGCTTCGTATACTGTCGCCCACGGCGTATTCCATGCTTTATTCATATCTACGGCGCCGTTCATTATCTGGCAGTATTTGCGGCAGACGGCAACAAGACCGCGATTGGGTCGCTTGACACGCGCTTTCATCTCGGCGGCCGTGAGGGGCATTTCCAGCTTTTCCCACGATTTGCCGATACCTTCCAACCCTTTCTGTATGGCAATGAAATAGCGCTGGGCACGGATGAACCGGAGGCGTCCGATTTGCTCCTCGTCTATGCTGAACCCCGCGTTCCAATCCGGATTACCGTCAACGCCTATGCGGTTGAACTTCACGAGCCCGAGCATCACACCGAGCACGATGCAAAAATATTCGTATGACGGCTTACGGGCTTCGATGGCGTTTAGTTCACCCATCGTGATCCCGGCGATGTCCCGAACGGGCAGACGTTTGTCGAACCACATCCGGCGTTTTATAGGCACAAACTCGGGTTCTGGTAGGTCTTGGATGGTTTTGACGATACGTTCGGTACCCATGCTGAATAATGCACGGTTGCGCATCACAACATCACTAACCGTATCTTTGGGGGTTATCTTCATAGGTTGTAAGTATTGATCGGTTCGAATATCTCTGCGTAAAAGTCCGGGCACAGCTTAACATTGTCAACGATGCGGATGATCTCTCGGCATTCGTCTACCATATCGTTCCACACGCGAACGAGCCGATGCGTCGGGGATGTCCGGGTACTGCTTTCGGTGTTCTTCAACTTTTCCCCGGCAACGGTGTTGAATGTCATATGGTCGCGCGAGTAGTAGAAATAGATATACTTGGCAATTACGGATGTCCCCTTGTCCGGTTGAGCCAGCAGCGCCACAATGACCGGGTAATCCTCGATATTGTCGGCGACATCCGACCCCAGAAGCATTCGCAGAAACCGAGGTTCGTATTTGGCGATATATGCCTGGATGTCGCTTATGATTTTGGGGGCAGGTCCGGCGGGTTTACCGTCGCTCTTGGTCTCTATTCCCGCAATATATGTCTCGGGATAGGTGAAATATCGCTCGTCTAAGATCATGGTATTTTATTTGAAGATAGGGGCGGCGTGTTGCCGCCCCTATCCGGTTACTCCTCCAGGGCCTTTTTATAGAACCCTTTGGCGATCATCATTTCCGCAGTTGCCCGCGATTTGATGAGTATTTCGCCCTTGTTGATCCCATCATGCGCTCTAATGACTTCGACGCGCATGACGTTGGCTTTAAGGGCGCGACGACCGCGCCTAACGGGGGCGCGTGTCATAGCTGCTTCATCTTTCGCTTTCATGGGTTACTCGGTCGGTCCTGCTGTTGCTTCCTCGATGGCGGCCAGAGCGGTGTTGATGTCGGCGACATAGATATTCGCTTTCATATCCGGCCGTGTAACGAGGGCTTGCCCGCGATACCACAGCCACAGACGATACGAATCCGTCTCCGGGACGCGCTCGATCTCCATAGTGATATTGCGCTTGTCGTGCAGCTGGAGCGTCGTGGAATCGAGCACGACGAGCTCCGAGGCCGAGAGTTTCGGGGTCGGGATAATCGTCATGCCATGCACCGACAAGGCCCCATTGGGCAGCACCGTGATGTAGTCGCCGAGGGTGTTCTTCAGCGTGCGCATCTTGAATTCGGTGGCATAGTTCATCAGCACGTAATTCGGAGCCATCGAATCGTTGGTCCCGACCTTTGCCTGCGTTTTCATGGCGAGGATCAGGTCGGCGATGTTCGGTGCTGACACGCTGGTTGCCACACCCGCCGTCGTTGCATTGAATGCCGTAACGCCGGATGCTTTCAGTCCGTAGATGTGTTTGGGCTTGGAGGCATCCACGCCGTCACCGTCCCACAGCAGAGAATCGAGTTTGGCTGCGATCCCCTGCTGGGCCTTCGTCTGCGCCCATGCCAGGAAGTACCCGAAATCTTCGGCGCTCTCAGCCGAGAAAGGAAGCACGGAACCGAGTTTTGCCAGCTCACGGTATTTGCCCGTAAGCGTGGCGGTGTCGGTATTGGTGTGCTTTGTCATCTCCTCTGCATACCCGGTGCCGTCGGTGTAGGAAGCATCGTTGTACATGATGCGGTTCTTGTCGTCGGGCACATTGATGCGCGTGAAGAGTTGCACGAACGCATTGCGGGGGCTGGCGTCTGCGTAAATCTTCGTCGTCAGCACGGTGCGGTTGGGGTCTCCGTTCGTCACGGCCGACGTGTCGAGTTTGAGCGCGAACTCACCCGTCGATACTCTGCCTCGTCCGTTCCGCATATCCTTATATGCGGCGGCGAACTCTTCCGATTTCAGCACCTCTTCCATAGCGGCGACCAGCGTTTTGTGTCCCTCCTGCTTGGGAGCGCCTTTCTTCATCGTGGCGATCTCGACGCCTTGGGCTTTAAGCGCGCCCTCCAGTTTTTCGATCTTCGCCGGCGACAGCCCGAGTTTCTCGAACTCCTCCTTGACAGCCTCGACGATCTCGTTCTGTGACTTGATGCCTGCCACCATCTCCTCGAACTGCCCTTTGATATAATCTCCGAGCGCGTTCAGGCCCTTTTTCTCGTCCTCGCTGAACTCTACGCCAGCGGGAAGCACAAATGGTTTAATCTCCATTCTTCTTTGTGTTTTTTTTGGTTAATTGATATGTGAACCTATTTTCCCGAACATATTTTCAGTGAGTGGTTTCTCCGGCTCGGCTGCGTTCAATGTCTCGATGATTTGCTTTTTGATCTTCATTTTCTCCTCCAATGACGCCGCATTGAGAGCATCGCTCATAACCTTGATGGCGTCCGGTAAACTCTTCACAGCACCGACGAATGCCGTTTCTTCGTTGGCTCCGGCAGTAACGACGGATATTTCATGCAACACGACTTCCTTAACGATGAACGCGTCGAGGGCTTCGTCATATTCCATTTTGTCCCATACGTAATTGAATCCGAACGAGAACTGATTAATATCGCCGTCTTTGAGCTGGAACCACGCGCGCTTTGCATTCGGCACCGCGTCGAAGTTGCTCAGCTTAACTTCTGCATATGCACCGTCTTCACGCTCTTCGATAGACAGTATCCGGCCGATAGGGTCGGCGAAATCATGTTGCCATACGAACGCGATTTTGCGGTTTGTGGCCGATCCCGGGCCCCTGTCGTTAATGGACTTGGCGAAGCATCCTTTGATAAGAATATCGCCCGCGCTGTCCTTGTTGCCGAAATTGGCGAACTTCACGAGGATAATATGCTCGTCCTCGTTCGCAATGTCCGCTTTTGTCACGGCGAACTCTTTGCGGCAAGTGTTGCCCATTGCCGCCCGGCGCGCTTCTATTTGCTGAGATAAGTTCATGTTATACGATATATTTCAAAAGTTCTGTTTTAGCCTGCTCCGTGGTCATCAGACCGCCGGACACGGCGTTATTCAGGGCATTTACGAGATTGGTCATGCCCGCCGCCTGTTCGCGCTTAGATTCTTGGAAGAGTTCAAGATGATCGTAGTAGGGCATCACCTTGAAATCCTCAAAGCCATATATCCTGTTGAGCACGGAGAATATATTATTTGCCTCGGGGATTATCGCGTCGTTATATAATATCGTTTTCGCTTCTTTGGCGTTGGCGTACGTTGAACCCTCTACGTCGAGCAGCACGCTCGGCACTTGGTAGATGTCCGCGATTTCCTTCTTGCAGGCTTTCTGCACGTCTGTCAGTCCCAGATCGGTAATCGTTGACGATACCGGACTTACAGCAGCATTCATGGACGTGATAGCGTATTTGAATTGATCGGCCCGGATGCCGTACTTTCTGAATGCCTGTTGTATGTTATTCTTCTCCGACTCTGTTTCCGGCAGCCGAGCATCTCGAATAATATCGCCGCTTCCGGATGTCAGCGAGATAATAGCCAGCATACCGCGGTTGATCATCAGTTCATGCACAGCTTCGTAGGATGCTACGAAAGTATTCACCGGCTTCTGTAATGATACCATTCGGGAGATGTTGCCGCCGCAAGCATTGAGATCATAAGAGGCATCCCTCACGATGAACATATCTTCTTTGGCTATCTTCATCGAAGATCCGCAAATGGTCACGGTATAATCCACGATGCCCGCATCGGGAATGAACGATAACGCCGGAGATATTGCGGCATTTTCCGTGACGCAAAGATTGGGGACAACGAACAGCTCGAAAGCTTCCGGAAGCCCCACCGATTCCATGCGTACGATATAGGCTTTGCCGAAAATCTGCGTCATGACCTCGATGTGTGCCACGAAGTCCGCGATGCCCTGCGCGCTATTAGGATGCGATATGGTCCGCACGGCGTCCGGTCGTTCGAGGTCTTCACCATCTTCCGTGGTGGCTGCAAGACGTAGATTCTTAATTGCCGCGCATTTCTTCGAGATTACAGACATCAGCGGCGAGCAAAGTGCGTATGCTTTGGCTTGTCCCGCTTTGCCCCTGGTGTCGATCGTCCCCACGGTTTCAGTTGATCCCTGAAATACCGGAGGTACGCCGATGTAGCTCAATGTCGATGCCGGCAAATTTGAGGCTGTATTATTGCTTTTCCTGCGTATTTCGTAGCCGAATAGATTCATTATGCAGCTATTTGAATAAGATTCTTGAATTCAGACTGAACGGCATATCTGGCAGCGTCCCATAGATGGTTGAATTCGTCGTGCGGGTAGTTTATGGCGATGCCGTTCACCGTCTCCCACACGTACGAGTTTGCTTCTATCTGCATGTTGCGCGAACGCACGCAATGTATCTTGCATCCTTTCATGGACGTGATGCCATCCATGACAGACCCCGGGTATTTCCGCACGGGGATGACCGTAAGCCCTTTAATGCGCATTGCGGTTATCATGCTTTCGGGGGATTTGGCATATTTGTCGGCGCTATCTGCATAGCATCGGGATACTCCGTTTGTGAAGTGCGGCGAAAGCGCTGCATACAATTTCGAAGCGTCGGCGATAGGCTGATATATCAGCTCCTGCAAATAAAGATGGTTCGGGATTCGGAATCCGACACGTACGCAGGCCGTGGGGTCTGCTGTGAATCCGAAGTCGAGGCCCAATACAACGCGTTCGATGTCTTCGGGGAATTCGTCGATCCAGTCGATGTCGGGGAATATCAGCCCCTCCTGCGCGGCACGTACTCCGAGGCCGTACACTTTCCAGCGCCATTCGTCGGCAGTTCCGGCGGCGATATTCTCGGGTGTGGGTTCGTATCCTTCGATTGTGCGGCGAACTCCCGCCGGGCAGAAGGGATTATCCTTGTACGTCGTGTGCGTGAAAATAGTATCCGGAGCGCCCTCCATATGGAACGCCCAATGCTCCGTGTATTTTGGGTTCCAGTCGCCAATGACCATCCGCGTGCAACGCATGGTGATATTGTCGAATTGCGCACGGCTTACACCGTCGAGCATCTCGTTGAAATATACGATGTCGCAGTCGTGGCCCTCTTTGACATCCATTTTATCGAGACCCCGGAAACGAATCACGCTATCCTTGATGCGATATTCAGGGAGAATGTTTTCGCCACGCATACAATCGGGATCGTATACGCCGCGCAATTGCAGCTTCTTGCGGAAGTCGTCCAGCGTCTTTTCCTTGCAATCTTGAAGCGTGGCCCGATAACAGTATATTTTAAGAGGTACGGACGATGATGCGCAGATGTCATACAGAAAGTCTGCCGTGTCGAAAGTCTTTCCAGATCGAGAGCTTCCTTCGTCGAAGATACGGACGACGGCGCCGCTCCCGTCGTATAGCTGGTAGAGGTACATTTTGACTTTGTAGGTCTTGCCTCTGTATGTTACGGGATTGGGCGTCATTCCTTCACTGTCATTTTGCCGATGGACTGAATAATCTTGGCAGCTTCGGGATCGAGGACCACGGAAATAGGCTGTGTTGCGGCCGTTATCGCCTTGCCGTTGGTTGTCACATCCTGGCGGTCGGCAAGATGCAGAACGCGCGATGCAATTGTCGGGTTATATTGCTCACACATAGCGCCCTCCAACTGATCGGATTCGATTCGCGCGCGCACGCGTGCACACACGCTCAAAAATTCATCCTGCTTTTCGTATTCCCGGAAAGTATTCTCTACAATCTCCGCGAACACGCAGAATCCTACAAGTGTCAGCGGTCGTTCGTAAGGTACGGGAATAACAGAGCCGTCGGCCAATACCCTGTTGCTGTATCGTGGATTCGCTTTCACCCATTCGACATACTCCTCGAACTTGACTTCAAGAGCTTCGGGGGTATATGCGCGAGGGCGGCCCACTTTACGGGTGGGCTTGCTGTCGAGTGTCTTATTGGGTCCTTCCGTTCTCTTTGCCATAGAAAAAGGGTCTGCGGCCGGATGAATAGCCACAGACCCTCGTTTCCAGGAAACCTACTACCAACAACGTGTCCTTTCGTCGTTAAGATTCGCGGATGTTGCCGCTTTTCTTGTCCGTGGCCTGCTTCATCACAGGCTTACGATGCAAAGGAGCGAACCCTCGGCACATTGTGCAATAGTTTGACGAAAAATTTTCAGATTTTTTGAAAAAATGTTTTGCATATTCAAATTAAATGCTTATATTTGCAATACCAAAACAACTAAACAAGGCCGACGGGCCATAAGCGGCAACTATGAAAAACTTTATCAATTCTTACGATCGCGTCAAAGGAGCCATTGAATCGGGCAAGGCTATCAACATCTTCAACATGGTAGACGGCGACTACGTCGGCATGGGCGAATTCGAATATTCGGACGAAGCCATGATCGTTCTCGAGCTCGTCGCCAAGAATGGCGAAGGATTCGTCGTAGACATCTGCAATCGTGTTCTCGAATCGATAAATATCGGCAAGGCTATCACGTTATCCGAAAAACAGCGTTGGTGCATCGCTTTCGCGGCGAATAAGATTTCGACGGACAAAGTCGATGAGCTGCACACAGCCGATGCTGAATTCATCGCTATGGTCGAATCTGAAGAGGCTGTTGAAAATACGGCACATAATAACGAATATTTTGAAAACATGGACGACAATCAATTTATTTCCATTCGTTCGCTTCTGAACCGAGCCGAAGCCGGTGAAACTATCTCCTCCATTAAACTGTCTGATGCCGGTAAATACGCCTCCAACGCGAAAGGTGATATGCTTATCAATACGGACATCTTCTTCTCGTCGCGCGTATATGCATACAGGGCCGATGACCGGCTGGTTAAGATTGGGAAAAAGACGCTTAATGTCGATGAGCTGCGCCGGCAACTCGAACGGTTCATCGGTAAAGGATCCGCCGTCGTTTGCATAGGCGGCAAATGCCTTCGTGGCGAAATTACAAAATAGCTCAATATGAAAGAGTACCCCGCATTTATTATCGATAGAAGTCGCCGTTCGGAATCGTCCCGTTTTTCCGACGACTTCATCGTCTGCACCGATCGGGAGGTCGGGTTCATCGCCAGAGTATACAAACTTCCCAAATCACGCCGTGCAGAGTTCGAGCAGAGCATCGCCTGTCTATCCGAATCGCAAATAGATAACCGATACTATTTTGCCATCATTGGAAATGTATTGTGCGTGCTGGAGGTCGTGCGAATGTTGCATGAGCCTGTTGCGCATATCAACAGACTTCGGCCGTTGATGAAGAAGGCTTTCAAAGCCTACATACACGGCGAAGAATCAGCCGTTCGACGGGACGGTCAGCCGTATGACGATCAGATAGCCGCTCTTGACGACATCCTGCGGATGGCAAAGTCGCAACGGTCACGCATGGTCGATATGAACGGTGAAGCGGCCACGGAACGATTTACAAGCGCGATTCAGTCGGCCCGCGATTCCGTTGCCTTGCTTCAAAAAATCACACAACATGAATAAGGATGCATCAAAACGGGGCGGTGCGCGCCCGGGCGCTGGACGCAAATGTAAAGGCAGTGCGCCGTCGGTCACTGTAAGCTTGCGCCTCCCCCCGGAATTGCGAGACGAGTTGCGCGCGTTTCTGAAATCCCGCCGGATGACCGCCGCACAGTTCGTGGAGGAAGGACTATGCATCCACCGTAAACCCGATGCGAAGTCTTGATCCCCACCGTAAACCCGATGCGAATAGCCCGGGTTTTAATGGGATAGATTGTTCAAAATGTCCGTGTTTTTCTCGGGGAGAAAACCAACTTTAAAGCGGTTTATTGTTCAATATGTATAAAAAATCCCCGAGCTCGTGGCCCGGGGATCGGCAAGTCTTCAAATATTATTTGCGCATCTGCTGATTCTTTGGGATAGGTCGAGCAGGGCGTTGCGCAATACCTCTTTCTCCGCTTCGTCGAAGTCATCCGGTTTCCCATTATTCATGCCATTCATTTTGTGATAGAGCCAAGACCGCGATTTCCCGAAGTACTTTTCCGATATTTTGGCCCAAGATACGTCCAGCAGGATGTCAGACATCTTCTGTTTTACTGTCTCCCGATTTTGTTTTACAATGATTTCCATATTTGTCTTTTTGTGCCCTCGACCATTGGCCGAGGGCTGGTTGTTAGTCACGTTCCAATAATTCTTGTAGGATCATCTCGATATACCATTCTTGTTCTTCTTTCCCGTTGGGATAGGCTTTGTGGTAATTGCGTATAGATTCGATCAAATCCCACTCTTTTTCTGTTAGTTCGACATTCATATCGTTTGTTTCTTTTCTGTAATACAAATATAATACACTTTTGCGTATTATGCAAATTTATTGCGAACAAAATAATAAAAAAACGCCCCGGCAGAAGTCGGGGCGGGAGTTGGGAGGGTGCGTTAGGGTTTATTCGCTCTCCCGCTATATATTAGATAGTCATTGTCGGACTTGATAGCCGTCACATCCTCCGGGAACGGCACTCCTGCCTGTTCATATAATTTTTTGAAATAATCAATTTGACTTGAATAGTCAACGTAATATTTATTTCTATTTTCATATACATACTCCATGGCATTCCACATTGAATCGAATAGTATATTTGCAATATCGGGATTTTTCTTTTTTATCTCTCGTCTAATAATAGATATAGAAATTGATGGTTGCGTAATTTTGTTTTTAATTTTATTGACATCGTTTGTCATCTTCCACAACTTAAAAAATAGGATTATTTGTAAAACACCGAAAACAATCAACAATAAAGCAATAAGTTCCATAAACATTTATTTTTTATTATACAATTAACCCCCCCCCGGATACTCGGAGAGGGGCATTTTTGTTTAGTGCTATTATGTGTGTGCTTTGGCATACGGTTCCGGCTCTCCTCCGGTAGACATTAGTCTAATTAGAACACCTTTAGCCCTCTTTTTTTAGGGCGACTTCGCCCTTGTTTTTAGCCCTCTCTTCTCGGAACAAGTCAAGTAATACCCCGTTTTGCCGAATTAGCTCCTCGTTTTGTCGAAGGACTTGGTCTAAATACTTCTTCATAGTGTTTGAATTATTTAAGTCAGCTTCCGAAAGTGTTGCGTCTTCTCCTCCTTGACTGACAGGTTGGTCGGTAGTGTATTTATCAATTTTATTTCCAAATCGAGCTTTTAGGCGTATTTCATGCACTTCTAATAATGGTTTTTTGCCTTGCATGATAGCCGATACTTGGGGTTGGGTTATTCCCATTATTTCCCCAAGCTCTTGCTGTTTTAACCTCATTTCGGCTGCAAGTCTTTTTATATCAACCATTTTATAACAAGATAAAAATATATAAATAACTATTATAACATTTATCTGTATAAAAATTATAAATTAAAGATAAAAGTTATATATTTGCATTGTGGAATTGAACTACACCGCAAAGGTAAATAGTTATACTCCACAAAACAATGTAAAGATATATAAAAAACGTTAAAACAACCAAATCCGAAAGGGCAAAATAGTGTGCCAATAGGGTTTACAAACGTTCTTTGAATGGATACAACCATTACTGTATTAACGATTTTGCAAGTGTTAAATGTCGTATTATTGGTAGCGGCAATATGGCTCAGGCTCGACGCGCTGCGCATACGGCGTAGACGTTTGACTGTATTAAAAGAGATTAGAAAGATACAGAATAAGCGCCTTGACCATCCTTTCATGGCTGGACGAAGCAATAACGGAATACCAATCCTATAACCATTAATATAAACGAAATATATGCAACCATCTCACAAACAGAAAAGAACCTCGATATTTCGACGCGTGAAATTATTTTGCATTCGCCGTCAACGATCAAAGCGTCGTCGGCAGGAATCAAAAGTGTTTCTTTTAAGTCATCAAATCGTTCTTCGATTCTGTGCATTACCTGACTTGTGGCGCGAATATTTTGATACAGAGCGGCCGAAAGAGCAAGTAGACATATTCCGTTCAGCAATACTGTCGCAATGCTTATCCAATATGTACAATCCGGATAGCAAGCATGTGTGCCACCCGGATTGCCCGATATGGGCCGCCCTAATGAGCAAACCAAAGTCAGAATAGTAGCCGACGCAACAAACATAGTGGAGTGGACGCGGTATTTCCATACGGCGAGCTCGTCAAAGTAGGCGTTACGGTCCCTGATAAGTGCATCGGCGTACCTAATAACGAGTTGGCCCCGCGGGCTTAACGGTTGCATGATTAGTTCTTTGAAGTTAGGTTTTTTATGGTTTCGGAAAGATTCTCGATGGTGCGCTGCTGGGAGGCTACCAAAGCCAGCAATGCGGAAACCGTGGGAGCGGGGGCGACATTGGAGTCGTCGATAACGTAATCGTCAATGTCGGCATATCGACTGCATAATATGTCCATATGCTCAGGCGTAAATCCGTCGCCGTTCTTCTCCATTCGAGAAATGCGGCTTTGATCCATTCCCAACATATTTGCGAGTGCCGCCTGTGTTAACCTTTTGTCTTTTCGAAAACGTTTGAAATCAATCATATACAAAGGGACTATTAAAAAACCTATAAAAATATGAGCATAAAATTTGCATAATTAAAATAATATGTACATATTTGCATTGTGATACACGGCAAAGGTATAGTTACCTGCCGATTATTAAAATGTAAAAATATACAAAAAAACAATAATAACAATGAATCATTCACAAGAAGACATCGAGCGTTGTGCCTTTGTAAAGGGTTACAACATCATCCGCGCCCGGAGAAAAGGCCGGGACCTCGCCAGCATTGCTATGGATGAGATTAGTCAGGCGTTAAAAGAAGGCGGCCTATGCGACAAAGCGTTCCACAATCGCAAATACGGCTATGTGAACCATACGCCCACAGAACGGGAAAAGATCGAACAGATATTTACCAAATGGGGAGTATCCGATCCCTGGGGCTTGGCCTAAGACTATGAAAACTGACGCCATACTGAGCAAACGCGAGCGTGAGGTGATGAACCTCGTCGTGCTGGGCTATTCGGCCCGCGAGATCGCAGAACGGATGAACGTGATCTACCAATGCGTAGCGAACCACCTCCAGAGCATCTACGACAAGACGGGGACGAAGCGGACCTTGCAGGCATTGGTTACCTGGTATTTCACGCAGAATTTCGGCATCACGCTCAACGTGTCCGAGATGACCCGACGCGTCGGGGCCGCGGTTCTGCTGTGCCTGTTCTCGGTGGAGGTGTTCAGTACGGATTTCGAATGTCGCAGGTTGCGCAATCCCCGCCGAAGCCGAGGCTTCTGGGTGGAAGAGCTGATAGAGAACTAAACCAACAACACAACAATATGGAAACGAATTACGAAGAGGTGAAAGACAGCCTTCTGTCTTTTGGAAAGAATCATTCGGCCTGCCAATATGAATATAAGCGTCTTTATGCGGCTGAAAGTGTCGAGGCGGTTATGGCAGTCGTTAAAGATAATTTCTCATGGTGTTGTCAATTCTACGATTTTGCCGATGTTCTTTTGGCATACCGGGATCAGTTCGCCGAACATAAAATATGGATCAACACTTCTGTTGAAATTAAAGAAGGGGTTGGTTACCTGTTGACTACGGAAGGCGAATTCAACGCCGAGAGCTGGGGAACCTCGACGATCAACGCCCGGAGCCGGGAAGCCTCGACGATCAACGCCGAGAGCTGGGGAACCTCGACGATCAACGCCGAGAGCTGGGAAACCTCGACGATCAACGCCCGGAGCCGGGAAGCCTCGACGATCAACGCCGAGAGCCGGGAAGCCTCGACGATCAACGCCGAGAGCTGGGGAACCTCGACGATCAACGCCGAGAGCTGGGAAACCTCGACGATCAACGCCCGGAGCTGGGAAACCTCGACGATGATTATCCCTACTTCGGCTATCGAATGCCAAGTAAACGATAAAAGCATCGCACGGTATATCCAAGACAATAGAGTTGTATTTGCGGATGATTCTATAAAATTCGAGAAGCAGGGATAGTAACAAGGAGTGCGTGGCAGGTTGGCAATGCCTCCGCATAACTAACGGAAGGAGATGTGAAGCAAAGTATCATCTACGCAGGCTCGAATCCTGCCGCACTCCCAAGATAGCAGCCCGCAAGGGCTAGGGGTTTGATCGCTGGCAATAACCCCAGCTGCAAGGCAGAAAGCGATTTTCGGGTCTTTGACGTATTGATACACGAGAACCATCCGAGTGGATGTAAAACCCAGGGAGCGACTTGGCGCAGAAGGGCTGGCAACAGATAAATACCAACGAGCGAGCGATGATCCGGAGCGATCCGGTGAGCCGTATCAACACTATGCCCGGTGTGGTTTGAATGTACCTATCCGGGCTCCAATGCGGGTTTTGTGCACACGTTCTTTCTGTCCATTTGCAATTTAAGTTTGTAGTCATTTGCGCAATCCCGCTTTTATGCCCTTGGCGACCGAATAGATAACCGGCTTCGGCTGGCGTATACCACTATTTATTCGGTGAGCCTTGCCTTCGATGGCGTCAGGGCACAAATACCTTAAAATTTCAAGACTATGGAGAATTTAAAAAAGCCTCAGGCACGCATCCTGGCCTACTTCATCAGAGGAGGGACGCTGACCGTGTGGAAAGCGATGAGCAAATTCGGCACGACGGAGCTGCGGAAGATTGTCACGAGGCTCCGGCGCAAAGGCTACATCATCGTTGGCGATTGGTGTTACAGCCACGACGCAGACAGAGGGCGGGTTGTCCGCTACAAAGAGTATCATATGGTCGTTAACCCTGAAATTTCACAAATATGAAAACCGAGACATTCAAGCCCCGGAAATTTCTGGGCATGGACTTCACTCCGCGGAAGCGATACCGCGCGGAGATCGAACGGCTGGAGCGCGTGAATGCGGACATCCGTCGGAGCTTTGCCGAAGGCGAGAAAGATCGCAATAATCTTCTGAAAAAGTGCGCAGAGGAACGCAACCTGCGTATTGCCGTCGAACTCGATCTGATGAAATATACCCGGAAGCGAGGCGCCGACAGGCGTTTCATCAAAGAATAAGGCGTATTAACGCCTCCTTTCTTTATCCATCATTGCACGTCGTCTGCCATCCGTGAGGCCCGCGGGCGATATTTGGAGGGTTGGCCGAGTGGTTGAAGGCTCCGGCTTACTAATCCGGCGAGCGGCGACGCTTCGGGAGTTCGAATCTCTCACCCTCCGCAACCCCTTTGTTGATGGTGCAAGTAGAGCGACGATAGCGCAAGGGATTATTGCCGATTGCGCGGCAATGACAAAGCGGAACAGACGCTTGACTCTATCGGACAGGTTATACGAAAGCATCTGACAGCCTGGAAAGACAGGCATTTTGAGCTATGGTGTAATGGTAACACATCACCCTTTGGAGGTGGCGCTTCCGGTTCGAATCCGGGTAGCTCAACAGGGGAGCGATCCCCACGTTGTTAGTTTGATCGAAGGGTCATTCAATCAACGGAAGCGATAGAGGGTATATCCCTCGACAATCCGAGGCCGCGTGAAAAGAGTAGCAAGGCCGAGGCGGAAGCTCACGAAACGGGCAAAGAACGCAAACCGGCGGCGCGGAAGCCGTGTCGCCACCGCGGGGGATCGTCGTAAGTCCCCCGCATTTTTTGAAATAAACAATCATCTATTATATGCAGAGTTATATCAATGAGCTCAAAGAAAAGGGTCTCGTGCCCTTACGGCTCGATAGAAACACGGTAATCTTGGTTCCTCCGGAGAAAGCCAATGAGAAATACAAGGAACGCTATCTCAAAAATGCCGATAGGTCGCGTAGGACGGCAACGCATTTAGATTAGTTATGAATTACGGATTACCTTATAAGGGTTCTAAGAATAGTATTGCGAAATGGGTTATTTCGAATCT